CTTATATAACACTATGTTTGTTCCGTTTATTACTGATGCCATTATTTTTAATTATTTATGTTAGATATATTTACATTAAAATACCAATAAGGTCCAAGTTGTCCTACATCAGTTATATAATTAGGAACTAACAATACTAGAGAATCATCGTAATAAACCTCAATTAATTGTAGTGAATTTGTTTCATTTGCATAAGGAGATAAAGTAAGCCTATTGGCAGTAAACTTTTTACCGTTATAACTTAAATTACCTGTACTAGAATCAGTAACAGTAAAAACCTTATCTAAATATACATACCCATTATCTCCTCTTATAGCTCCTAAGTCAGCCTCTAATGTTGCAATATTTCTTTGATACATCTTTACATATTGTACACCTAAAAAACCTATTGGTAAAGTATTACCTACAACTAAATCAACGGTAAAAAAGTTCCAATTCTTTAAAAATATACCTGAACTATCAAACAAAGAACCAAAGGTTAAAATCTGTTGTGATGTATTAACTGGGTATATTTGACCGTAAGGTTGCTCAAAGACCTCTGCTGTAGCTGGGTCAGTACTTATGCTGTTTTGTACAACTGCATACTTAACCTCAGTTGGATCTTGTACTAATTTAAAGTTTCTTAATAAAGTAGAACCTGCATCACATCTAATTTTTACATTTATATAACCCATTAAAAATGTCTTTAATGCAAAGTTCGAATAAAAAGGCTTTATATTTAATGTAAAGGTATCATAATCCTTGCCTTGAGTAGCCGCAGGAAAAGTTATATATGTAGCTGATGATGTCTGCCAATTTCCACTATTATCTAAATACTTATCTCCTGAACCAGTATTCAATAAAGCAATTTGTATTTTTATTGCATTAGTATTTCTATGCTGACAACTAAAAGTAATTGGCACACCTCCCATATATGGAGTATATGCATATTGTAATATAGTTTGTAGTATTTGTAAGTCAGCGATCCCTGTTCCAGCACTTAAACTAAAATCATTAAACTGTTGGCTAGTATCTGTAATTACAGTGGCAGTTGCAGTACCTGTCAAAGTAGTCCTCCATCCTATTGCTGATATATTAGGTGATGTTCCAGATGTAATTTTTAAGTTAGCATTATGTAAAAGGTTTATTGGGCTTTTGTATTCGCTTCTTACCTCTACATTAAAAAATCCTTTTCTTAATATTTTAGTCTGAGAGTTATTTATAAAATGTACATTATTATCTGCATAAGGAGCAATATTAATAGTGTTATTAATTGCACCTGAAGAATCTACTGTAATAGTAGATGCCCCTATAGCGTATCTTGTAAAATATCTAACTGGTGCTGCCGTTTCCATTGTAGCAGATATATACCAATCTCCGTTAGCTTGATACATTCTACAGTTAAATGTTTTAAGTATATTTTCTAGTATAACATAATAACTAACTCCTACAAAATCTCTTGGATATTGATATATCTGACTAAAAGGTTCATTTGCTATGTTATCATCTCTTGTTTGCATACCGTCAGCAAAAAATGAACAATCTATATTTAGATATAAATCAGATGGGTATCCTAAATACCTTAAAGCTTCTGCAATTACTTCAAGATGTTGAGTTAAAAAATTAATACTATTGCTTACTACATATTCTTGATTTTCTAAGAATGATATACCATCAACAGCTATCAAAGAGGATTGTGATATACCAGTAGAGAAACCTACTTCTGAATAGTCATTGAATAAATATCCCCTCCACATCACAGTAGAACCTTCTTTTAATAAAACGTAATACAATCTATCGTTAGATGATATTACATTTGGATATTGATTATAGTCATCTTCTGTTTCAAGTATAAATGAGAATTGCAACTGACTTGATATAATTGCTGGAAATGGATATTCGTTTGACGAATTAGGCTGTAAACTTATAGATGTTGGTATGTATGTTTTTACACTACCTGTATAATCCTCTTGATATATTTCTATAACTTGAGTATTACCATTTTTAAGTATTTGACTTAATGTATATCTTAATCCGTATGCCATTATGCTAAGCTAATATTTTGTCCTTTAAGATTAGATGCCTTTTGTGCTCTGTTTACTGATAATAATAAGTCTTGTCCTCTAAGTACAAATGTACCACTTCCGCCTCCACCTATCATTGATTTAAGCTTATCTAAAGGAGCAATAACCTCAGGGTTGTTTTGAGCACCTGGATATTCTCCTACAAGACCCATAGTCGGTCCTGATACTATACCACCATTAGCAAATGCAGTAGCTTTATTGTCGCTAATTTTTGCTTTTAATGCAGTACCTGCCGCAACTGCTGCAATACCAGCAGCAAGAGCTAACGGCCATGTTTTAGGATTTTTAAACAACTCCATAGCTGCACCATTAGTCAACGCAAAAGCAATAAGTGCTTTACCAATAGAAGATAATGCGTCTGCTAAAATTGTACCCATTTGAGTAATGTCAAATTTACCACCAGCCATCATATTACCTATTTGTTCAGCAAAGTTTACCATTATACTAAGGTCTAAATTTGTTAATATTCCATTTATGGTATTAACTGTTTCTTGCCATGTAATGGTATAATCTCTTACTCTATCTTTTGATCCTTCTATAGCTCCATCAACCCTAAGTAAAGCATCATCTATTTTATCAAATTGTTCTGCAGTCCATCCTCCTACAGAAGCTAAATCATATAATGCATTTTTATAATCTTCTAATATCTTTATTCTATCTGCAGCAGTAGCAGTACCAGATAAATTTGCAATTTTCATTGCAACATCTGATTCTATTTTTAAAGCGTCTAATGAATTTTGTAATTGCCTATTATTAATAGCTTCTGCGTCTTTTGCTATTTTTTCTGAAGTTTTTCTAGCCTCTTCAATTTCTTTGTTATTGTAATAAGCATCTATCTTATCCATTTCTGCTCTATAAGCAGTATAGTATGTTGTGGAATCTGTATAACCTGCATTCCTCATTGTTTGCAAGTTCTCAGCTAGTTTTAATCCAACTTCGTATTCTTTTTTACCTCTTTCGTCTAATGTTTCAATATAGGCTTTAGTTTCTGCTTCATTCGCCTTTTTTTCTTTCTCTAATTGCTCCTTTCTGATCTCTTCAGGTGTTTTACCTTTTGTTACTTTTGGTGGAGTAGTATCTAAATTTGCTGCGTCGCCATTTTCTATAATAGCTTCACTATTTTCATCAAGTTTTGCTGTATAAGCTTTAATAATGCTTTGTGATGTAGCAATTTGTTTAGCTTGTTTATTAAAAGCAGCAGTTGCAATATTTGAAGATGCCTTTGCGCCGTCGAGACCAGATGTAACAAGTTGATAGGCAGTGCTCATAAAGCCTAAGTTTTTTACAACTTCTTCACCTTGTTCTTTTTCTAATTTTAATATCTTAGCTTCTTCTTCAGCTATCAATGAAGCATAAGCTGTTGCTCTAGCTTTTCTAATTAATGCGTTAGATATTTTTTTATAAACCTCTGCTAATTTATCACCATCAGTTATATCTATTTTTTGTAATTCTAAATTACCTTTATATTTTTCTTTTAATTGGTCTAAAGCTCTTGTTCTATTTTCTGTGCTTTGTGTAGTGTCATTAATTATTTTTATTAATGATTGATCGGTAGCTATTTGTGATCTAGCTTGACCTTCGTTATCAGCTACAGCTTCGTTTAATTTTTTATTAGCTCTAGATAAGTCATCTATACCATATATTAATTGGACTATTTCCTTTTCATAAGCAGTAGTAATTGCAATTAATGCTGAAAATCCAAGATATATTGCTCCTGTAGCGGCAGCAAAACTTCCAACTAATGCTGGTAAGTTATTCTGAATACCCCTAAATCCATAAGGTAAATCTTGTAGTATTAATGACAAGCTCATCATGGTCTTATTAGAAGCACCCATCTTTTTACTTGACTTTTCAACTGCAGGTCCTACAGCATCTAAAGACTTGCCTAATTCATCGTATTGAGCTTTAAGCTTTTGTACATGAGGATTCATAGCCTGGAAACCTAAAGACATTAGATTTTCCATAGCATTTTTAAGAACCTTCATCTTATCTGCAACTACAGTAGTTGAGTTACCAAATAGTTCAGCACTTCCTTCTATTTTATTAAACTCTCTGCTAACATTAGCAGAAATCTTCCTAATGTCAGATTCAAAAGTAGTAGCAGTTTTACTTAATTTTAAAAATGATTCTTCAGCTTGTTTAAAGTCTGCTGTAACCCTAATTTGTAGTAAATCTTCTCCTGCCATTTTATCTAAACTTTAATATTATTATACTTTTTTAATACCTCTTGCAGTTCTTCATTAGTCATAACTCTCTGCTTCACAAAGTTACGATTATCGCAGTCAAGTGGCAAAAGCTCACTTGCTTGTATCTTTTTCCCTTTTGGTAGTTGCATATTTACTAAAATAGTAGTTTGCCATCTTGCCCTTAACCATTCTTGTTCTTCTTTATGACGATATCCATACCAAACAAAATCTAATTCAGCCATCGTCATCTCCCAAAACAAATGGGGAAGCACTTGGCACTCCCCCATTGTATATCTTTCAATATCAATCCACTCTAATTTTTTTTTACATCAGAACTCTTTCCCTTTTTTACAGGTACAGCTTCTATGCCACTATTCATACTTTCAGATAAAGCTGTAATAATGTTTTGAAATTTATCACTAGCTATCCCACCGATATCATCAATCCAATCACAAACTTCTAATTCTGTAATATTAGGTGTCTTACCTTCCTTGTATAAAGGATATTCAGCAGCCGCTAATATTAAGTTAGTCATCGCATCTAATTGACTTGATCCACTTAATGCTTCTCCTATTTCAGATGGTGCAATTCCTTGAAGTTGACAGAATCTTTTTAAAGACCATGTACAAAACCTCATAGGTATCTTAGTCCCATCGCTCAGGGATAGTTCGTATTGTCCTCTCATATTTTGGTGTTTTTGGTGTTATTATGCTGGGTTAGTAGCCTGAGTTAATTGACCTTGTCCTGTGAAAGAAACAGAGTAAGTAACTGGAGATTCCATATCAGCACTTATATCTAAACTTTCTACAAAAGCAGAACCAGACCAAATTAAATCACCTACTATTGGTGTGCTACCATTAACTGTAGTAAACTTTACAGTTACTGGAGTTCTTCCGTTTAAAGCAGAAAAAATATCTCCTACTACATAGCTTGTTCCTGTTGGCTCTACTGTAGCAAGGCCATCTGTAGTTAAAGACCAAGAACGCAAACCTGCGATTTGATCAGCCCATCCGCCACTTGATTTAGTTGTTGCATCTGGCAAGTCAGCACTTACTGTTAAAGAACATGATGTAGAGTGAGCTACAACTTCAGTTCCTACTAGAACTACTAGGTTTGTACCATTAAAAATTCCTGTTGTTGGCATTTTATTTTATTTTAATTTTTTATAATATTTGAGTTACAAAATGTTCCATTGTAATTACTCTTCTAAAAATATAAGCTTCATTTACATAATCAAATGTAGCATTATTGCTTGTAATCTTACGAGTAACTATTTTAAAGTCAGGAGAAGCATTTGGGTAATCTGGTACATTAACGCCTATGATCTCTAACAATTCATTAGCCCACTGGTCTACCGATTTCTGTCCTACTTCACCTGACTTAAAGGTTCTGTACACAACATCAAATTGAATAGTAACGTCAAAGTTGTAACTCTGTTTGTCACTATTTTCTCCAGATGTTTGACTGCTTATAATCAAGAATGGCGGCTCTACATCGTCAGGTGCAATAGTATCGTAAACACCCAAAGAATAAGTCTCTGAGGCTAACTTATCTACATAAGCCTTTCGTATAGCATATCCGCAATCTTTCATTAAGCTTCTGTTTCAGCTTTTACTTCTTCAGGATTTTGCTCCTGAGCAAGTTTTGATAAGAACTGAGTTAAAGGCAATCCAAACTTAGTTGGCATTTCTTGAATAAATGCGTCTAATTGTTTTACCTGCTCTTCGTTTAGTGTAATGTTCATGGTATTGATTTTGTACAAATTTAACGAAATATATTTAATTGAACTTATTGCAATTTAAAGTTTTTAATACCCTTTAAAGCTTTAGTATATTCTATTTCAAAATTTTTGAATAAGTATGTTCTATAACCCATATTGCTATTTTTACCACCTGAACCTTTAAATATTGAAGCGTAAGGTAAAATATGTCTAGGAGTTAGATTGTATTTGTATTTTTGAATCCCAAAGCCTGTACCAGTACCAAATTCAACATAAGGACCATATTTGGCGTTAACTACAACAGAAGCGTAAGAGCCATTATAAGGAATAGATGTTATGCTGTTTGATAAGTAATTGGTTCTTTCGTAACTAGAATTTGCTGTTAAATATGGTAAATTAGAGGCATCAGATTTAGATTCGCCTTCTATATTTTTTACCATTACGTTTAACTCATTGATTACATGAGATTTAAACTGAACAAACCCATTAGCAAATTTGCTTTTTAACTTACCAATACCCCTTACTTCTATAAACATTATTTAAGCGTTGTGCATCCTATTAAAAAAAACTTATTACGATCTTGCTCGTTTATAATGGAATTTAATACATACAATCTATTTTGAAAGCTAATTACCAACTTCTTATCGAATACCTTAGAGGTTGTATATCTGATTCTAAAAGTTATATCATCCTTAAAGCCATCTGTTCCTGCTATATTAGTTCTTGTATTAGTATCTGAGACTATCTCAGCCCAACAAGTATAGTAGTCTACAAGTGTGTTTACAAACCCACCTGCACTATCTGATACGCTAGTCTTACTTTTAAAAGTAATCCTATTCATTAATCTTCCTATCATTAGATAATTACGTTTATGCGTTTAAATGGCTTCATAAGCTCGTATGCGGTCATCAAATTAGCTGAAGGCTTGGTTGCCTCAACTGAAGACTCTCTGTACTCG